GGAATGAAGGACAGATGCTTGGACTGTGGCGGCCGACTTGATAGACTGGCGCGGCCTTGGTGCGAAATGAAAAGTCAGCACGATGCTGAGGAGGAAAGCGGGATGAGCGAATGGCGACCGATTGAGACAGCTCCAAAGGATGGAACACCCTATCTCGCAAAAAATAGCAAAAAATATGCGGTACTTAATGAACCCCCTGGATATGCGAAGGGATATTGGGAAAAATTTGGCAAACAATGGGCCGGCTATGCGGAAATGAAGTTTGAGCCTACTCACTGGAGGCCACTTGAACCACTGGAGGATTAAACTTTTCGCGCTAGGGAGACAAAGACGCTTTGCCAGTACCCTACCCGCCGAGGGAAACAGCGCCCAAGACAGACCGGCGTGGCAGTCGGTAGCCTGAAATAAGGCAAAACCTTGGGTGGCCAGACAGCGCGGCCTTAAACCTGGGGCGGGTGGCGCGAACCTATAAGGAGGAAGTATGAGCGGAGGACATTTTGACTATATCCAATTCAGGGTTGAGGATGCTGCTGACGAAATTGAAACCATTATCGAAAACAACGATAGCACCGAAAAAGATGATTGGGGCGACGAGATAGGACGGCACTACCCGCCAGAGATTATCCAGAGGTTCCATGTGGCCGCGCACTATGTAAAAGCGGCGGCAAAAATACTGCACCGAATTGATTGGCTTGTGTCCGGCGATGACGGCGAAGACTCGTTTTTGAGGAGGTGGGATGAGGACGTTTCCCCGCTGATATAAAACATTTAAGGGTACGGTTCTTCGTCAGATGGCAAGTCGTCTTCGTCCACGGCCCAGAATACCATCCCGCACTCAGCACATTCGATATGCGTAATATCCCATGACCCCGGCGGGTCGGCCAAGCACTTTACTCGGTCTGACCCGCAACCTGGGCATTGCTCGTAGACGCGCTTCTTCCGAATATCAGTTACAGTTGCCATTGGCGCTCATCTGCACACCGCCTGTCGTGTGCTTGTAGACCGTGGTTATTTTTTTGTCCCGCACTTCCACAACTACAAAGCCCAACTCTAGCGGATCGTACTCAAAGACCTCGGCGTAACCAGACACTCCATTACCGTATAGCTTCAGGAATGACCCTGTGCAAACGTACCATCTGTGATCCGGGTGGATATATCCGGCTGTACGGTTGGAATGCGTTCTTGATTGTTTGATGGTTGCTCCGTCATCTGTGAGATATAATTCTGATTCAGGCTCACATACAATCAGCTTATGGACGTGGCCCTTTGACGCTAAAAGACAGTCGCCAGCCTTGTGTTTTAAATGCCTTTTTAAGATTAACTCCATATTCACTTTTCGCCTTACAGGATCGTCTGCACAAGACGTAATAGACTTTGATCCATGTGTAGCAAAGTGCTTGAATATTAGATTGTCTTTTTTATCGGTGTATATGAGCTTACATGAATAAGTTCCGTAAAGGTCAGGCTTTCCTAATAGATTGCAAATGTGGGCTGTCAAATCACCAAAGCGCCATAGCTTGCGTTCATGGTTCCCTTGTAGAATCGCAAGCAGTTTGTCTTTGATTGGTTTTAATTTCTTCACATGGGCGGTGGCTTGCTCAAGTGGTACAGAAGTATTGGATGTTCCAATAAAGTATCTTTTGTCGTCAACAGATATAGCTTCTATTGCGTCGCCATGATGTACGCCAAAGTTTCTGTTCTCAGGTAGACCCGCATAAGGACTGCACATCATATCTAAAAGTTCGTCAAAGTCGTCCTCACATGACAGAATCGTTCCTTCGTGTATGTCACCGAACAGAAACAGATTAAAATCCGATGGCATCTTACGGGTAATTAGCCGCATAACTTACCTCGTCTTTCCAAGTTATTCCAAGGCGGCAATTCACACATTTCACATGGCCTTCGTCTTCCTCACAAAGAGGCGCACTACAAGTAATACACCTTCCGCCAGCCTTATATATTTCGTACTGTCTTTTGTTGTATGCTTGTTTCTCTTTTACATGGGCACGATAATATCTTGCGGTTTTTTCCCTATTTTTGCCTATGCACCTTGGGCACATTGTTCGCCCCGGTATTGCAGGCCGGCAATGACACCAAACACATATTCCTTGTGACTTGTACCATTGATTAGTTTTCATAGTACAAATTCGCAGCAGCGCCCGAAAGCACAGGTAATCGCAATCAAGAGCGCGATGAGGAATAAAAATCTCATTTCCCTATTTGTGTTGCCAAAAACGGCGTGATGATCTGTAGCTGCTCGTTCAGGTGATAGCTCAACATTGCGTAATCGGCATCCGTAAGCGGTTCGCTGTCCAGCCCTGGCACTTGCACCCCGGCCACGGTCTGAAGTAGCAGGAAAGCAATCTGCACGTCCGGCGGCAAGGCTTGGTACTTCGCCACGATATGAGCAATTACAGTCCCGTAGGTTGCGTTGCTTGCCTGAGCATCCTTGAGAAAGACCTGAAGGTCGGCAACGAAGTCCATTGCCTGCCGGGCGGTGTAAATGTCGCCGGCAAGCGCCGTGATATTGGCGATTTTTAGCACCTGCGCCATCTGCTCGGGGCTTTGGCCCATCTTCCCAGCCAGCTTGCAGATCACGGCGTCGGGGTGATCGACACACACGCTTTGAGTCGTGGGCGGTGCGGTGACGCACCCTGCCAGGAAAACAACGACAGCGAAAACAATGAGCTTTTTCATGTCATAAATCCTCTTATGGGTGTTGTTAGAATTTTTCTCGCACTTTTCGCCAAAGCGCATGGCGCCGCAAACAGGTGGCAAGCCATTTTGTAATACCAGGCCCGAATCCACCACGCGCCATCTTCGAGCATGATCCGCATCAGCTCATCGTCAACCGTGTCACGCCAGCCAATGCCCAGAAGACCCTCGCGCATCAGATAGTAGAGGGCGTCGTGTACCAAGCAGGCTCTGGCATTCGTTTTATCGTCCCACGTTGGCCCGCTGCACCCGTCCCATGCAAAGTATTTGCGGATAACAAGCGTCCCGTCCGGATGAAGTTGCACAAGCTCTGTTTTAAGAACCTCGCTCGGGTAAACTCTGGTCTGGATGCAACAGTCTTCGCGGAGTTGGAATTTGTATCCGGCGCAGTAGGTGATCGACGGGACCGAGCTCACTGCGTCACTCCTTTATTGTCACCGGAATCGCGCCCGAGCATTTCGGCCACCCTGGCCACGATGCGGTCGTCAACTCTTGTTTTTGTTTTACCAGCCAACCATCCGGCGACTCCTAACAATAGGCCGGTGAAAATTGGGTTTTCGTAGAGATACTGCAACCCATCAAGTATCCATGCGTCTGCGCTCGGGATCATTTCGGCCACTCCCCTGTTCGCATCATTTCTGACAATTCTTTCGCTCGTCGCCCAACCTGCCTTGCCCACTTAGAATTGAGCATTCCCCTTGCGGCCCGTTCGTAATCGCCCTGCCGAATTGCAGCCAATGTGTTCTTGAATTTGAGTAGTTTCGGAAGGCCAAGATTAAACAGCATATCCACAACAACAGCTCGCCTTACGGGGTCCAAGTCCAAGCTAAGATAATAGTAATCAGATACCGCAAGATTATAGTCGTATTGGAATATCTCTTCCCAAATATCCTGCGTCAGCTTTGAACCCGGCAGAAACGCATGCCCATAGCCACCCGTAGGAACGCCTACCGTGTCAAAATAGACCTCTTCGCTATAGCCTTCATGTTCCCTTATCAGTTCTCTTTCTTGCATACCAATCCTCGGCCTTCTTGACCCTTGCCCATTGGATCATTTTCCACGCCCTGAGTTCCGGTGAATCTGCGGGGTGCGGACGAAGCAGGGATGGCGTTATCAAAACCTGATTCGTTCTCCCGCATTGGCATTGAAACTCTACCGTCCTCACGCCCCATCTTTTCAACAGCCAATTCTTGAGGCCCATGTTAGCCTCCTATTTTGATCCCTAACGCTGTGATTGCACCACCAACCGCCCCGCCTATCGCAGCGGCAGTTCTATCCCAAAACTTTTTAGCCTTGATATTGTCGTCCAGTTCTTGAAACTTTCCAGCACAAGTCCCAACCTGGAGCATGCAGTCCTTCTTGATCTGCGAATACTCGGACTTCGCCAATGTTGCTTCCCCAGAAAGGAACGACAACACCCGGTATAGTTCGTATTCTCGCTGTTCGTTCGTCAGCCCTCTCCATTCGTTCCAATCTGGGAATTTGCCATTCATTAGTCACTCCATTAGCACAACTTGTTCGATTTGTAAATGGTACAAGTTGTTCGCGTTGTGGGTAAAAAAATTACTGTACTCTGTCAAGGTACTCCTTAATCAACCTTATCCGTTCGTTTTCCAGCCGCTTGATTGCGCCCTCGATTTGAGGGGTCTGTTTTTCAATCTTTCTTAACTTGTTCGCCCTTGCTTTGAGTTTGTTTAGGTGGCTCTGGAATTTCCCAATCCGCTTACTCTCAAGAAGCTCCTTGCGATGCTTGTTAAAAAATTCTCGCTTGTTGTCCGCCTTCTCGTATTGTTCAACGACATCTTGGATTTTAGCTTTGCGCTTTGAAAGTCTCCGGTTCCACAAGTCTTCCCGCTTGTGAACCCCTCTACCCATGTGCCAATAGTACAGTTTGCCCACTATCGGGATAGAGGCAGTCAACTCAAGGCCCTTTTCGTCACCCGCGCTCATAATGTCTTTGCCAGCCGCATCAACGAACTTGAACGGCGGTAGGATTTGTCTTGCAAGGGAAGAACCTACACCTTCTGTTCTGGCTTTCCATGTAACAAACTTTGACACCCCGAACAGTCTAAGAACATTATCAACAACCCTGTCTTCCATATCGGTCTTGCGGCCAAGAATCCAATCCTTCAACTCGTCAGCCCCGGCATTGGCAAGAGTGAAAAGCATGGCAAGGCGAACAAGGTTCTTCATGCCTTGAATCTTTTCTTCCCTGTTCCCGTTCTTGATTTTGTTGTAAGATTCTCTACGGAAAGCATCGAATTGTTTCAGGGTGAAAGTCTTGAGCATATAGAACACTCTGCCGTTACCGGCTTCAAGATACTTCTGGGGCATTTCTGATAGAGCGATAGGCTGGAAGTCCGCAAGTTTATTGTAAACGAGTAGCTTTACGTTGTCCGTAATTTCGCCATCAATCAGGTCTTGAACAACATCGTCTGTTTCGTTTCCAAATATCTTGCGTATATCGGATTTCAATTTGATGGGGTTCTTTCTGGCTTGTGCCTGATATTTCTCAAGCGCCGAATTGAGCAACGCCTCTTTACCGATAGAGTCTATTTTTTCAAGCCCAACATACTTGAAGGTAAGGTTAAGGGCTTTACTTAGTGTGCTCGCGTCTGCAAACTCTTGCGCGATTCTGTCAATCCCAACATCTTCCTTAGTAATCTTAGACTTCCCCGTTGCAGCGCGATAGGCGTGTTTCAACGTCTTGTCAAAACTACCTTCATAAGCGGCCCAAGCCAAGTCGCCAATCTGTGTTAATGCGGAAATAGGCGAACCCATCGTGTCTATGTAAGAAAAGTTTTTGTACGCCTGGACAATCCCGCTTGAACCCCTCTCATGGAAACGGGCATTCAGAATTTCTTGTACTGTTTTTTCGTCCTTGGCTGAAATTTCTCCATTGGCAATAAGTTGAACAATGTATGAAGCGATGTTGTCTTGATAGTTTCGGTTCTCGGCGTACTTTGTCAAGTAAGCCTCATATTGTTTCTTCCGTCCGATAGCCCTGCTACGCTTCTTTCTCGCTTCGTCCCGTTCCTCTTGGCTCAAGTTTTCATCATTGACAATCTTGTTGAGTTCTCGGATACGGGCCTCGGCCTCGTTCATGCGTGTTCTGATTCTTGCAACCTTTTCTGGGATTTTACCAAAAAACCTTCGGGATTCAATGGCATTTCTCATTTCTCGAATATGGTGCATCAGGGCCGCATCGGAATCCATGTAATACTGATTAAGGTACGGTGGTATCTTTTTCAGCTTGCGCTCTTTGGTCGCACTCGGCCCCCCAAGCCCCATCGGTACACCAAGAATAGCAGACGAGACAATGTTTGCCTTCTGGTCAAGGGTCATGTCGGCAGACGTAATGCCCATTGCCGCCGCTCGTTCGTCTATGAGCCTTGAAAGTATGGGCCAATCCTCTTCCTTGCCGATAGCCCTTAGAAAGCCCTTTGGGTCTTTAAGAATACGGGGAGCATATTCCTCTATGGTTCCAAGTGTAAGCCCAACCTCGTATGCGTCTCTCTTTATTTGGTCAAGCACTTCGCGGTATTTGGCATGCTCTTTCTCCATCCCGTACTTAGCAACAAGCTCGTCAATCTTTGCCTTGTCCGAATTCTTGCGAGCATAGTCCCAATCTGCCTTGTCGGTAGCGGTCATCTTGCTTGCTTTACGAAGCAGTGGTTCAACGTCCGCAATATCTTGAGCAACCGACTTATTGATGTCGAAATCAAGTTTGCGTATCTTGCTTTTTAGGCCCTCGTTAATGTTTCCAAGTCTTGTAGAAATAACGCCAAGGTATCTATCCGTGCCCTCCTTGATCTCGTCTTTGAATTGCCGGATGGTTCTTGTGATATTCCCTTTAACGTCTTTCTTGATTTTACGATTGGCCTCGTAGTCCTCTTGTGTCACTGGCCGTTTGGTTTCTTCGAACCAGCCTTCACCCTTCCCCCGCATGAAGCGGATGTCGGGGTTGGCCTCCTGCTCTGCCTTCGAGAACCGCGCATCCCCCCACCGCACCGCCTGCGCCTTCCCCTCGACAACAACGTGCCGCATATCCGCAATCCACGCCCGAATCTCAGCATCGGACAGCTTTACGTCAAAGCCCAACTTGCGGATAAAGCCTTTCACCAGCCGAATCGCCCGGTCCACCCATGTAGATTCCGGGTTGTTCTGCGCTTCCCGTGCAAGCCACTCGTCTGCGGCCTGAATCTTTCCCTCGCGGGTCGATACGTCAAAGCCGTAACCGGGTTCCTTCAAGATGTCGGCAATCGCGGTCTTCTTCGCCCCATAGACCTGATACGCAAACATCCTCCCACGCTCGCCCAAAGCCTTTAGCCCGTAGTGTCCGAACGCCTCATGGAATATGGCCTCAACAACGTCCTGCTCTGTGGCAAGGTTCGGGGCTACAAGGTGGACTACGCCGTCATACAGGACGCCCTTCACAACGTCCCCGTCGCCCATCATCGCCTGTACGGGGTCTGGTAAAGTCTTTTGAGTAGAGTGAACGGCGAAGTCTGGCGCACCCTTCCAGTTCTTAGAAATCTTTTCGGTAATTGATACTACTTCTTGCTTGGGAAGGCCGGGGGCTTCGGTGCCGCGCTTGAAGGCGGGTTGCTCTTTGCCTTCTTCCCCAACCTTTTCAGCCCCTTGCCCCTTGTTACCGAAATCTGTTTCGGGAACATTGGCGGGCTGCGGCTTCGCTTTTTTCTCTTTTGGATAAACTATATACTCAAGGATGTTTTTCCCGCCAGAAGACGGAGACCCAATAATACCTTCCAAAACAATTTCGTCGGAAGCGCCTACCCGTTTTGCCCTACCCTTAAAACTATATGGGAGCCTTAAAAAATATCCGTTTTGTGGTATGCCAGCAACGTTTCTGATTGTGACAAAAGCTACCGGGGCGTCGTAATAATTAGCAAGTTTTTGAGCATTTTTGCGATAACCATCTGCTCCTTTTTTTGAAAGGTTTTTCCCGCTAATCGGCTTACCATTAGCAAGCCCATAAACCATGTCTGGCTTTTCGGTTTTACCTTCAACCCATCTATTTACTTTGCTCTGAAAAATTTCTTCATCGCTTTTTGCGATTTCGCCAGACTCGTTTGTTTCTGGATATATATTGAAATGGCGGCGCAATTCATTGGTGCTTTTCTTTATTTCTTCAAGACCAGTTTTTTCTTGCTCCTTTGCCGCTTGAGACGCTTTTAAGTTTTCGTTGAACTTGTTAGCCAGTTTTGCGAAGTCAGCCATTTCGGGTTGAGTTTTTTCAAGAACTGCTATTTCTTCGTCGGGAATTATTTCACCATCACCGACACGCTGTCTAAGATAAGACATGGTGAGATACGCCTGCTTCTGTGCCTCCCCCGTTCCACTCAACGGCGCTTGTGGCTCACCGGGTTCTTTTGGCTTGGTGTATTCTGTTGGGTTAAACCCCGCATCCTCTGGCAAACCAAGAGCTTTTGCTACTGCCTTCCCGCCGACCTCTTTATAGATAAACGGAAGACCCTCTCCCCCTTTTTCCCAAAAGGTTTCTCCGCCTATGTCTGTTTTCTTCCAGCCGTTTATGACGGTGCCGTTTGGCAATCTGCTTTCAAGCTCGGCAAACGCTTTTTCGTGTTCTGTTTGTGCAGCTTGCGCTTTTGATAATGATTCTAATATAGTATTGCTCTGTTTTGTTGCGTTGCCCGTTTGGTCAACAGGCGCTTCGAGGGCAACTTCTGGGGCGGTCGCGCCTTCGGGGGGTGCTTCATAAATGTTCTCGCCAACCTTATACAGATTCTTAAACCTATCCGTATCGGTTGGGTCAACCGAAAAAGACTTGATGCCCTTAGGCTTCCCATCCTCGTCAATCTCGGTGAGAGTAAGCATGAACCCACTATCCCGGTCTAGGGCGTAGCGGTTGCCCTCTTCGTCGGTAAGAACGTCACCCCTTGTCAGTTTTTCGCCGTTGTGCTGGTCAACAGACGGGTCATAGCGAAGCGGCCCTACTTCTTCCCGTGATACCTCGGCCCCACCGGCTTCTGCCACTTCTTGCGTGTCGCGTTGTATATCCTCGCGGCCTTCCCCTTCGGGTCCGGTATCCCCCTCTTGATAAAGTCGTCCCGTATCGCTTCGTAACGCTTCGGCATTCTTCCTCCTTGCAATCTCGCGGGCCTGTGCGCCAACGTCAACCTCCGTGCCTGGAATATCGCCCCTCTTCAAAGGCTCCGGTATCTTCAGTTCCCGCTTGCCTCTTTCAACCCCACGCTCAAGGATAGTTTTCAGTTCCCCAACGCGCTTGGCCTCGGAAGGTTTTTCCTCAATCGGCCCATAGGCAACCTTGCTGATAATCTCCTTGGCAACCTCGTCGTCGCCCAAACCAGTTTGACGGGTAGAGTCCTCCCAATCCTTCATGGTGGCTTCGACGGGCTTTTCAATTTCCTCTTCTATCGCTTCCGGCGCAACATCCTCGGCAACCTTCTCAATATCCTTGGCAATAGCGTCTCGCGCCTGAGTAATATCTTCCTCGGTCGCCCCTGCGGCTCTGGCTTGGTTGATTTTCTCGTTTGCTTTCTTGATGGTATCGTCAGCGTCGGCATCATGCTTGAACACTGTACCGGCCATGCCACCAACACCGGCACCGCCAATGATAGAATCAACCAACCCCTCGGCAAGCTGTCTGGTAGGTTCATACCCGATCTTGGCAACAAGGTTCTGCCAACCAGTTTGAGCGCCTTCGGTGATTCCCTCTGTTGCAGCGCCCTTGAGAATACGGGTTCCAATACCGCCTTTTAATCCCCGCAAAAACTTGGCGGTCGGCAATGCCTCAAGAACAGCAGTACCGATAGAAGAAAGCGCCCCAACCTTGCTTGCTTCCCCTACACTCTTACCGGCCTCTCTTGCGCCGATATAGTCTTGCGCCCCTTCAGCCGTACCAAGCGCGGCACCGCCTACTGCGCCCCCCAACAAAGCTGCTCTCGCGGCAGACACCCCGGCCTTGGTCAGCGCGGCGGCAGCACCACCACCTGTTGCAAGGCTCGCTCCCAACCAAGGAACTGCTTGTGCGATTAACCCAACAGCCCTTTTGATAGACGGGTTGTCAAAGAAGTCCCCGCCACCAAACACCGCTTCGTCCGGTGCGGCCCAACCCTTTTGTTGCGCTTCCTGCCAATACTTTCTTGCGTTGCGGCCAATGTCGGCAATGGTTTCGCTTCCGGCTACCTCGCCGCCCCACTCGATCATTGAGCCTACGCCTTCTGCGATAGACTCTGCGCCACGGGTGAATCCTTTGGCAGCGGTCTTTAGATAGCCGTCTGGCTCTTTCGGGTTGATAATGCTGTCAATGTCTTCAAAAGACAGTCTCGGTTTTTTCTGCGGTATAGCCTGTTGCCCCTCGCCGACCACCTTCGGGACATAGGCTCTAGTTTCAGCGGGAAGGTTATCCATCCCCCTGCGCTCAACCGTTCCCGGCCCGGCATTGTAAGCGGCAGCACCGGCCCGCCAATCCGGTTGCCCGTCTCGCCCAAACCTGTCGGCGTTTTCTCGAAAATATCGGATACCGTAGTCAATGGCTTCTTTAGGGTTGAACGGGTCCACGTTCGGGTGCCACTTGGGGACGATCTGCATCAACCCTTGAGCGCCAGCAGGGGATACGGCATTCGGGTTGAAATTGCTTTCAGTCTGCACCAACCTTCGTGCGTATTCGCGGGGGACACCATACCTGTCGGCGGCGGCATCAATATCGGCAATATAAGGGGCCGCTGCTTCAGGAACTTCGGCTTGTTCCTCACGCTTCCGGTTGATAATACTATCAAGCTCTCCAAGAGACAGCTTACCCATCTTATTGCCTTTCACCTAAAGATCGGACAATTCCCCAAAGTTTCCTTACTTGTTCCTGAACAGCAGGGGGTTGCCCTTCAAGAATAGCCTGCGCTTCTTCTCTACTATTCGCAGCGGCCATGTCTTCAACCACCTTTGCAGGATCGGGGCCGCCAGCTTCGCCAGAACCAATCTTGGTTCTATCAGGATAGGCCAATACTTCTGATTCATTCCCCATAGGGTCAACCATTTTAACGGGGACCGGCTTTTCAAGACCGATACGCTCACGCGCAATATCAGCCTTCGCCTTGATAGCGGCCTCGTCAACATCCCCCTGAATCGGCGCATCAATCCCGTACCGCTGTGCCGCAACCGGATAGTCAACGCCCATCATCCCTTCGCCAATCGTTGCGTGTTCCCTCAGTGTGTTCGGGTTCCACCAGCCAACAGACGGTCGTTCATCCGGTTTCATCGTCCCGCGAATCGTCTGAATCCCGCCCATGTCGAAGAACCGCTTCTTGTTCTCCTCTGTGGCAGGCATGGTCAGGTTGTCCATCAGGGGGTTCCGGCCATAGGTTGCCATGTCCAAGTACCGATTGCCGGTCGGTGATCGGGAGTTTTGCCCCGGCTGTGCGGCCCGCTGAACGGCTCTATTCGCCGGGTTCTGCTGGTTGGTCGGGTCGGCGGTAATGCCACGGGGCGCAACGCTATCCCTATATCCAGGCTTATTCTCAACGCTGGGGCCGACAATATTTGATTGCGCCGCTCTTTCAAGGGCTGACCTTTCCTTGGCAAGCATAGCTGCATTTGGATTGTAAGCGCCTGCGCCGGGAATATATCGTTTACCGAATTGAGCCGGAATTGGCGCACCAATTCGGTTGGGGTCGAACCCACCAAGATTTCGCTTGGCGCGTTCAATCGCGTTGTTGCTTGCCACTTGCTTCGCCGCCTGTGCCGCCGCGCTTTGGGCCGCACTCGCTTTGGCAGCAGTTTTGTTTTTTTCGTCCTCGTATTTAGTAGCCATGCGGCCCTCCGTTGTTATTCGCTGTAATTATAGTTATGACGAACTTCACAACTCGAACTGTCGCTGTCCGAATTGCTGTAAGACCGGGAAGAAGAATCGCTCTGAGACTGCCGGTCGGAAATATCGGCACTCGCGCTAACCGAAGCCATCGCGGCAGCGGCAAGTTGTGCGGAAACCCGCGAAGCACTTCTAAGGCTCTCGGTCTGCATCTCGTATTTACCAAGGGCCTCGCGTACCGCTACGTCAGCCTGCTTGGTTTCCAACTCTACTTGAGCTTTCAATTCCTCAACCCGTCCAAGGAACGCCCGTACCGTAGCGTCCACTTCAGCCTGATACTTCTTGATTTGCGATTCGTACACGGCAACGTCAAGCTGTTCTATCTTTACTTTGGTTTCGGCCTCGGCAACGGCACCGGACACTTCGGCTTTGTACTTCTCAATCTGGCTACGGTAGACCTCAATTTTCCCCTTGAGCAATTCCACCTGAGCCTTCGCTCGCTCAACGTCCACTTCCGAACGGGCCTTGTATGCCTGAATCTGAACCCCGTATGCCTCGACTTGACTACGATACCAATCAGCCTTTACTTTTTCGCCTTCTATTTGCGCCCGGTATGCGTCGTACTTGGCGGTAATTGCCTGAATCTGCGCCTTGAAGGCTTCTACCTTGGCGACAAAACTCTCAATGCGAATCTTGTCAACCTCTGCCTTGATCTTCGCCGCTTCCATCTCTGTGCGGTACATCTCAATCAAGGTCTGGATTGCCTGTACCTGTGCCTTATACGCCTCTACGCGAGCAAGATCAACTTGTACGACCGCCTTGACACCTTCTATCTGCGCCCTATAAAGCTCGGCCTTGGCAATCTCTCCCCGAATCTTCGCCTCGTACACTTGCGCCAAAGCCTTGTATGCTTCCAACTGCGCCTTGTAAGACTCCACACGAATCCCGTAAATCTGTACGGCGGCTTCTACAACGTACTTGGCGGTTTCAAAGGCCCTCTGCTGCACCTGATTATGCAGCGCCATCAGTTCCTTCTCGTAGGCGATGGAAGAAGATATGGTAAAATGCGTGTTCTCTTGAGCAAGTTTGCTCTGCTGAATGAGTATGTCGTTCGCCAAATTCTCTCTGGCCTGAAGAATCTGGTTGGAAATCTCCAGCACCTGTCCCGCCAAAGCACCAGGCGGCATCATAAACCCGCGCTCGCCCCAGAAGTTCAACGCTTCCGTATAGGCGCGTTCTTCCTCTGCCTGAAGCCTTGCCTCTGCCCGTGCGAAGATTGCGTCCTCAGTGTCCTCGTCCAGCCCCGTTCCACCGTTGACAATATCGGTCAGCAGTTTCGATTTAAGCGCGTCCTGAATGTCGGATGAATACTCCTGCTCATCGTAGTCAAACGATATGTCCGGGGGTGTCAGGTCTGTGGTCGGCGCAGTCCCTTCAAACTCCGCTATGTTATAGTCGGGCGGGGAGGGGATCGTTACGTCTGTAAGAGAGGGTACAGCCGGTAGGTCGTAGTCTGGTTTTGTCGCATAATCTATATCCGTCAACCCCGGAGGGTCTTCGCCAAATGTAGGGAAATCATCTGTTGGTGCGCTCGGAATCGAGAACCCAGGATCGGTGACGCTCATTGCCGGGGGGTCTTCGGTATAGATTGTAATGTCTTCAGCGGTCGGCGCTTCAGCAGTCATCAGCGGCATGGCAACCGCAATCCCGGTATCAATATCAGGATCGTTCGGTTCCTCCATCCCAAGCCCGTCAAGCCCCATCAGGTCAAGCCCCGGTATATCGCTTGCCGCCCAATCAATCGGGTAGGTCATCTGCTTCAGGGCGTCCAAGAGATTCCACGAAGCAAGCCACGCTTCCTCGGCGTAGTCTTGGGCTTGCTCGAACTTTTCGTTGACAAGGTTTCTTGCCGTTCCGTCAACCGCTAAAGTCGGTGTTGCGCTACCGTGTGTCGGGCAAGATGCAGTCATTCTTCTACCTCTGTTTCTTCAGGGGAAGAAAACTCTTCTACTATTTCGAAAAACTGACTAAACAAATTTTCCCCAATATATATTAGTTTTCTGTTTGGCCCCTCTACAAGCCATCCAGTTTTTCTGACAGCCGCTTTCTTTTTTGCAGAACAATTAACAAGATGTTCGCTGTCTATAAAAAGAGCTGTAACATTTCTTGGCTTATACCTAACGGTAAATTTTTTTAGAGTGCCGCCATCGGAAACAGAATCATTCTTTTTAAAAAGAATATTTGCAAGGTCGCCCGGCGCTATAGAATCAAACCCTTCGTGGTCTACTCCATATTTTTTCTCGTCATTTCTTTTGCCACAGCAACTCATTCGTAAACCTCCACTTCAATTTCTTCCTCTACCATATACCCAGCACACCCTCCCCAGCCATACCTACCTTCTGCCGCGCTACCGTAAACATCGTGCAACATAGATATGCCTTCTCCTTCGTCATCCATGATGCCAGCAGGAAGAAATTTTTCAGATTGGTAGTGATTATTTATACTCCCATAAAAATATCCATATCTTGTATGATCTGCATTATAAGCACTGCCCTCATCATTATAATGAAACATAGTATAACTATACATATATACTGGGATACCATCAGCATCAAATACATGAGTATCATTAACGTAAAACATATCGTCGCTTGTATAACCTTCAGCAACAAGAGCGCTCTCACCGTTAACGCAAGCATATAATTTGGCAGCAGGGTAAGTATGACTTGCTGTGCCTTCAAAACTACAAACACCATTTAATGTACAAGTACATCCTTCATACTGACCGTTAAAAGAGTCTGTTTCTCTTGTTATTCTATAAACCTCTCCCCTCGCTTCGTATAAAGCAATATATTTATCTCGCAACGATTCTATTGTGCAGTTAGCGTTTATGTACGATACAGCATAATTACCAACACTATCAGGAGAAGAATAATCTAAAGTGTAATCCCAAGTTGATCTGCGGGTACATGGAGCTGTCTGTTCACCAAAATAATCAAATATCTGGTTTCTCCAACAAGTGTTAGGCGTTATAACAATGTTACCGCTATCTCTATTCATAGTTGCATACGGATATAAACCATCTTTGGCGGTTATTGTATATACCCCTGTAGCTGTACTATAAATAGTTCTTGACGCTGGTACTCCGTAAGTATGAGTAGCGATTATGGATGGACTATATACAACAGATATATCCCCTGGCCACCAGCCCATATAACACCAAGGGTCATAACTCTTTATAACTTTGTTTTTTGTCACTATGATATTTGTTATATAGCCTCCAAGTTCTCCGCATTCCACCCAACAATGATATTCAACCCATTCCTCTTTTTTACAGGTATATTCACCTAAACAAGTAGTAGTGGTATATTCAGTACAAGCGCCACATCCTTCCGGGTCGTTAGGCCCCTTACACCAAGCATCAGAATAATAGACGTAATTTTCAGGAACAATAGCACGCTCCTCATCTACGGGTGCATGGCTGCCCAAACCCGTCCAATAGTAATCACAGCCAGTTAATTCGGACTCACTTGGGATAGTTGGCGGGGCAGGTGGCTCTCCACTATCATCGTGTGTTGTTTCTCCGGATAGGGTATAGAAAAATTTTGCACTCTTATACCCCCAATCCTTACATGAATACAAATCGCATCCCATGTTGTCGTCGCTGTAAAACGGGGGCTCTTCATAATACCTAGTACTTGAGTAAAACGGTTTGGAAAATTTCGTTCCTTCTATGGTACAAATTTTCCCAGCCCAATTCATATTACCAAATACAAATATATTCCCGAAACTACCTTCTGCATAATCAGCATATTTATAGAAAAGGCCCTCTTGATAACCGTCTTCTCTATCAGTAGAATCAGTGGTGCTAAGACATATACCAGGAACAAACCGGCGAACCGTCTTCTTTATCAACCGCTTCTTTGGAGCGTAAACCGGCGGGTCACAATAGACATACGCCTTGTCGCGCCCAAACAAACTTTCAACCCTAATCACCGTACCATCTTCCATCCGGTGCGTGTACCAAACATGGTCCAGGTTGTTCACATTCTGCATCTTCATAACGTGCATCATCTTCTGAGCCAACGGACGAACACTCATTGCCCTATCGGTGTCACCGTCAAGCACCCAAGATATGCCGTTAAGATTCAGATACCGTTTCACCGGACGTACCTCAAAACGTAATCGTCGTATCGGTCTTCGTAGAGCAAGGTTGAAATCTCTCCCATAACTGCGCCCGAAACAAGCGTAGGCAGATAACCGTCAAGGGATAGCGAATCACCAGCTATGGATTCGTCGGATAGAATGATCCCCGGCAGGTCAGCATCCAGCGTTCCATATGCGCCCGAAAGAACCTTGGCCGAAATCTTGAAAGCCGGGAGATTCTTGGATAAGTCCCCGGTCCCCGCAACACTCCCCTCGGCGGCGATGGCGAGCGGCGGTAGCGACTTGTCGAGGGTGGCGAGGACCGGGGTGGTCCCATCTGCGTCAAGCGTGAATACAGGAAGGCGTTTATCCAAGAAACCAAGGCGTTCCCCGGAGATAGCAATCTCAACCTCAAGAGACGGAAGGTTGAGCGTCCCGGTTCTCGCCCCGGTATAAGACTCAAGCGATAGCGAAGGAAGTCTCTTGTCAAGGCTACTCGTCGCCCCAACAGACATCTCACCGCTACACTCAAGGTCGGGCAAATTAAGCGTACCGCATCGCGCCCCCATCCGTGCGCTTGTCAGACGAATGGTGGGCAGGTCGGCATCGGCAGAAGCGCCCCCGGTCATTGTGGCTTCAATCTCAAGTACCGGGATGTTTAAGCCGTAAGTTTCACAGCACGATATATTCCCAAAAATCGGGATAATCTGGTCGGACGCTACAACGTGATAAGCATTGTTTACGGTGAGCGTTCCAGCCGTAAGTGTGCTTATATTCCACGCCACATGGTCATGCTCCGCGTTTTGAATCGTCAGGCTTGCCGTGACCAGTTTTAACGTGCCGTCTGCACTATGCACATGATACGGTGACGAGACTACAAGGTCATACGGCCCTTGCGGGTCAAGCGTCACCGTCCATGCGTCATGCAGATTTACCGCATTTGAGACAGTAAGAATAAAAACCTGATCGACATTTTCCCCTATGTTCTCATGGTACGCTCCCTGAACGGCGATGCTATGTTCTTGAGTAAGATTAAGATCAGACTCTTCCCAAAGGGTTTCGCCACCAGACGTAACAATCTCGCCATTATAGGTGACAGGCTCAAGAACCCGCTGTGAATTATATGCCGATTGAACGGTCAGCGTCGTGGACACATTAAAACTCCCATCCAACACCCATTGTTATGATATAGTCGTGCATCCAATCGCCGGATTGCAAAAAATTGATTCGTTGAATATCAGCCGTTAGCTTCAAATTGCGCCAAACCTTCATGCCACCGCCAATAGAAGCGGCAGATACTTGATTCGGCGTGTCGTGTTCCTCGAAGTGGTAGGTTCCCCACAAGTCCAAAAAGTCCGTGTCGTAACCGATGGAAACGTGCGGCTGCCATGCAGACTTTTCCCAAACAACGCCGCTGGCAAACTCGCTTCGATACCCTGCGACACCATAGCCGACACCCAAATAGGCGTCCTGGTAGTAGGCCCGGACCTGCCCGCTGGCCCCGTAGGTGTAGCCTTCGGAGGCGTTGTGTTTCTTGCGGTTGGCAAGATTCGCCTCGCCGTGGAATGCGAGAATGTCCGCATATCGCCCTGTCGTGTGAGACACCGCTACGCCATAGCCGGTATCGTAGCCCGCGCCTTGGCCGATGACTTCAAGGGATACGGTTGTCTCTGCCCTTGCGATTGCCGCCAATGTGAGAACGAAACCGATCAGACAGACGGCGCTTATGATTAGGAAATAGTGTCGTTTCATTGGTTCGCTTCCCCTGGCTTTACGGACCTATATTGTAGCGCCTACAGGCGGCCCGAATCATATCAATCGCCTCGTCAAAAGCCGCTACTTCGCCAGACCGCATGACATGACCGGTTAAATCTTTCTCATCGTAGCAACGGTCGCGCCACGCGGCAGTTTGGTCGCGGCGTTTTTGCAAGCTATCCATCACTTCGGCAATCATTTTTTGCAGCATTTTGACCTTCCTAAATATCATACGGCTTATGCAACTTCTCCGGTGATACTTCCCGTTTCCGACGAAGCTGCACAACTAACTCTTTGGCCCGGTCCATCGCCTCAATGATTTTTTGCTCGTCCATATTACTTAACCAAAATCGGCTCCTTGGCAACCGCAACCGGCTTAATCTCGTAGGCCACCTTGACACTCCCATCCGATAAAATTTCCCATTTCTCCGGCGGCAACTTGACCGCCTCAGTGTCTTTCGTCAGCGTTGGTGCTTCTGTAATAATTCGACGTTTCACCGAATCGAGGTAAATTTCCTTTGCCCCAAGTTTTGCCAGCTCAGTCAAGCATTCAGCTTCGGTTGGTTTTTCGACGAGCGTAAATTTTGTGTAAGTTTTGGTCCGCTCACCCGCTTCAAAAAACCCGATCACCGTCCCGGCCCCGTCGTGTATCAATCTGTATGGCATGATTCCTCCTAAGTATTGACAGTAACGGTCGCACCTTCTGCCTCGATGTTGGCAATGGCTGCCAAACCAGCCGCCCCAGGTGCCGCACAGTTGCCGGTGATAGTGATGACGTCTCCGACGGCCCAAACCAGATCCTCGTCCAGATCGACCAGCAGATTGTTCACTTCGGTTTGATCGAGACTGGAAAAACCCTGAAGATCTAAGGTGGCCGGTTTGGTAGTCCAGGTTTTGCCGGTGTAGGCGTTTATCGTGTTGGAGCCTAAGCAGCGGAAGAACGTTATGCCCGCTGGCAGATCGGCCAGATCCCCGGTTACAGTGTTGTAGCCGTAGCAGTTGAATTGCTTTATGCCCGTCGGCAGATCGGCCAAGTCGCCAGTTACAGTGTTGGAGCCTAAGCAGATGAAGTACGTTATGCCAGCTGGCAGATCGGCCAGATCGCCAGTTACAGTGTTGGAGCCTAAGCAGATGAAGGACGTCATGCCCGTCGGCAGATCGGCCAAGTCGAATTGCACATTCGCGCCAGCTCCGATCATCGTGAATTTGGTCAGGTTTTGCGCCCCGTAAATCCGCACCAACCGATTACCGGCAGATCCGTAGTCCTTGCTCCATGCCTGATCGGTGCCAGTGTAGGTGCTTCGTGCAGACCCGTCGCCCCAATCGACCGAGATGGACGTACCGGCGAGGGTAGAAAACAACCCCGAAATGACTTGGGTGTTGACGACCTGAAAGCGGAAAAAGTGGGCGCGACTAAGCAAGGGTAGAAGAGGCATCACGCACCTCCATCAGTAAGCGTTCCTTGCGATCCGCTTGTGACAATCCAATCGTAGGCGCTGGCCCCGGTCTGAAACGAAAAGAACGTGAAGTTGTCGCCAACCGCTGGAGTCGCAAGGCTAACTTTGTCGCCATCATCCAGCGCCTTTCCATCGAGATAGATTTTGTCACCGGCCCCGGCTTTGAGGTGAAACGCCCCTGCCCCGGCTGTGCCGATCACGACCAGCCCATGCAGCCCTTCTGCGGCGGCGGGAAGGGTCTGTGTGTTCTCGGCGGCTTGGCCGTAGTTGCTGATAACACATCCCCGACACTCGGCGGCGGTGAGGGTATCCGTGGCCGCTTGCGTGACAACTTTAAGCCCTGCACTTACGGACCCTGTAAAACTGATTGAAGCAAGTCCCTCAAGGTAGCTTTTTATGGCCGCCTTAAGGTTTGCCCATGTCAGTTTCTTGAGCACATTGCTTGCAGCAGAATCAATCAACCCAAGCTCGTCGGCGTCAACCGGGGGCGTCTTTGACGTTGCGCTATTTATTGCAGACGCTACTTCTGTCGAGTGGTTTAATGTGTCATGTTCTGGCATTTTATGCTCCGTAATACTCCGGCAAGGTCAGAGTAAACGTATCAATGGTATAAGTCGCCCCAACGGTAATCGTGGTAGAACTCATATTCAGGTCCGCACCACTTGTTCCAACCGAACCGTCGATTCGCGGCAAGGTAGTAGAGGCGGCCCCGGCGTCAGTGGCGTTACCCACAAACCTGAACCATCCGGCAGTCCCGGCGGCAATGCCCGTGTCCTGCCACGTTTCGGACGAAGCCTTGGAAATTGCCCCGCTTGCGGCATCGCCAAACTCCAACCCGTTGTCGAACGCCCCTGCGGTAAACGTCCCGGCGCTTTCGCTGATCTCCAAAAGCAAAGTCCCCGAAGCAGCGGTGTCGGCATCGGCAGGTTGAGAACCGGAATAGATTCTCAATACGCCGTCCTTCAGAACGTCCTTCAAAGACCCGCCCTTGCAGCAGAGCAGAACAGTCCCGGCGGCGAAGTTTTCAGCCGTGTCCACGGAACCCGTCGCAAAGGTCAAAGTCTGTGCGGCAACAGCGGTAAGGGTTACGCCGTCCAGATTATTTGCAGAAGTCGTGGAACCGTAGGTGTAAATCTTGTCCCCAGGCGAAAAGCCCTGAGTAATGAAAGACCCCGCAGTCGTGGTAATCGTGTCTGAACTGGCCCCACCGCTAACATAGGCCAACGTTCCCGAAAGAATCCCATTGGTCACAAGGGCTTTCGGTTCGGCCACGTTGCCCAACAATTCGTTTCTCAATCCGGTAGAAAGTTTGATCGTCATTTTAACCTCCTGAAATCGTACAACTTGTTCGCAGTATGGGTAAAAAAATTTACGCGCCGGAAGGCTTGCGTCCCAATATCACCGGCACAACCTCTATGTGGTCGATGCTGAAGTCAGCACCGTTGATATTGTCAACCCGAACCATCCAGTAGCGCCCCTTCATGTCTCTTGCGCCAAACACTTTCGTCCCGTGCTGAAGGTTCCCCGTATGGTTCGCGGTCAACAAGAATGTCCGTTCATGGCCCTCATCGTCCCTGAACGTAATCGCCAAATCCCCGCCGTCCGTTTCGTAGCCGGCATAAGCCGAGCGAAGTCTCTTTTGGAAAGAAATCCCCCAATCGGAAGTCGGCAACTCAAAGAACGCCTCTATCGGGGTGCCGTCATCGCTACCGCCTGTGTCAATCTCGTAGATCCCGTTCTCGTTCGCGCCAACGTAAGTCTTTCCAATCCTCGCCATCGAATTGAAATTGTAGTTGGCGAACTGAGAATGCTGGATACCCTCAAGGTTAAGACAAAGCGTAAGCATTATGCCTCTTTCACGTTGAGCATGAACTCGTCCCAAACCCACCCGTTAGGATAGGTCAGGTCGTAAACGGTAAGCCTCGCCCTGAACAGTCCCTTTTTTAGTCCTGAGATTGTCCCAATATCCAAATTGAGAATCCCGTCCGCACCGTCTGTCGTCCAATCAAATGCGCTTGAGTAGGTGCTTGAATCAATCGTCAAGTCGCCTACCTTCAGGGTCATTCTGGTCGAAGCGGAAATATCCTGCTCGGTCGCGTCGGCAGAACTGGCCTCTCTTGCTTTCAGGTAAAGGGAAATCTCGTTATCCCTGCCTATGTAAACTGTCTCAGTTATCATGCCGACATTCTCCGGTACTCAGAAGCGGATTCAATGAAAGTCTTTCTTGTCGCACTGTGAATTGTCCTGTATCGCCCCGCGCTCTCAACCCACGTTCTTTCAAGAAGGGGGAGGGCGGCAAAAACTATGTTGTCAGAATAGACCGCATGAATCCCGTCCGATAACCCCATGTCAAGATAGTGGTCTTGGGTAAGCGTAGGTGTTCCCGGAACATCGCCGTGATACGAATCGTCAACGTCAAGCGTGAAAACCTGAACAAGCGTTGGACTATCAGAATAAACATCTGAATAGGCGTCATTAATCGGTACGTCGCCAACCTCAATCGTTTGTGGACTTGTAGAAGTGACAACATGATACGAACCATTCACCGACAACGCGAATATCGTTACCGTATCTACATTGCCAGAAACGGTTTCGTGGTATCCATCGGCAACGGCAATCTGTACCGTCATGCCGTCAATAGAACCCGCCGTGTGCAAGTGAGCGCCATCAGCCAACACAAGAGTTACTGTCGCGTCAACCTCAACATTGTCACTTGTGCTAACATGGTACGCAGACTGAACCGTGAGGCTATGGTCTTGAGTAAGAATTACCGCATCGCTCTCAAGCACATGATACGCCCCTTGAACCACAAGCGCATGGTCTTGGGTCAAGGTGACGTTTTGGGCCTCTTGAACGTGCGCTGAGTCCGCTACAACAAGGTCGTGGGTTTGTGTTAAGGCTACACTGTCGGAAGCCGTTGCGTGGGCAGAATCGGCAACCGAAAGACTGTGTGTCCCGGTAAGGGTTATGCTGTCACTTGCGATTGCATGGTTACTGCTGTCAACCGAAAGCGCATTGTCTTGGGTAAGTGTTACACTACCGGCTGTCTGTTCGTGGTAAGCGCCGTTTGTCGAAAGCGCGTGAATCTGTGTGAGTGCTACGTTATCTGCCGCATGAACATGGCATGAATCTTCAAGAACAAGAACGCCGGGGACTTCAAGTTCTATCTGCTCCGAATAGGATTCATGGTACGCACTGGCGACTGTTAGGTTGTGGCCTTGGGTTAGGGCAACGCTACCCGCTGCTTGTTCGTGGTATGAACCGTTTACCGTTAAATCGTGGTCTTGCGTTAAGGCTACGTTATCTGAAACAAACTCGTTATAAGCATCGTTTACCGAAAGCGTGTGATCTTGGGTAAGCGCAACGGCTTCCGCTACATTCGCATGATACGCCCCGGCAACCGCAAGGCTATGGCTCTGTGTCAGGGCGACATTGCCAACCGTATGCTCATGGTAGGAATCGTTGGCGCTCGCGCTGGTGGCAGCTTCCTCCCCCAACAGCAACGCCATATTTCGGTATAGGACGCTCATATTACAGCTTTAAGAGATTCCAGTAAAAGTCCCTGCCGGTGCCGTCAGTCTGCTCCAAAGTCGCTATGATCTCGGTGTCCACGGGAACAGGCGGCGAGTAGATATTCGGCATTGCCTGGGCGTGGGCATAGGTGGCCTCGAAGGCAATGCGCGAAGTACCGCCACTGGCGTACTTGGTCTTTAGCCTGAACGTAACCACGTCCCCATTGGCAAGATTACTCGCATCCACCACCAGCACATACACACCAGCAGTCGTCTCGGTGTCGAGTGTATGTTCAGTGTCTATTGTAGCGGTTTGAGTTCCGCTCCCTACGCTTGTGACGGCCATTGGATTAACTCCTAATAAACTCCATAAATGATTGCTCTTAAAATTCTGTCCGTAGCGTCTGAAACTAAGCTACATTTTGATCTTAGGCACAATCTTGATCCTTTAGGTATAATTACTGGGATAAAGTTTGTTACTTGATGTTTTGGTACACAAGAACTTGGCCTTACCTCACACCTAATCCCGCCAGATACGGCTACTTCGCTACCAGAAGAACCAATTCCTATTTGCACTTCCCATGAATAGGACGTACTGCTATAATCATTATTCCAATACGGAAACCCGAGAATTACGCCTTTGAGTGTCCTATCTGTTGCAGCAGAAAACTCTACCCAAGAACCAAACGTTCCAGCGGTGCCGCCAGGATCAATGTTTGTACCAGTAGAAGTTGCAGTCACCGCTCCGTAAGTTTTCACACCAGCAAAAGATGGCATATTGACTGTGTGATATCCAAGAAAATCCAAATGACAAAAATTGCTCGTTGCTAAACTATTAGCCTGATATCTGCCAGAAATCCTTGTTCCTGCTGGGAGTGAAACTGGGAAAATATACTGCGCAACATTTGCATATAAATAGTTATAGCCGGCAGAATATGTCAGATTTTCAAGAATTACCGTCTCACTACTTGCTGCGCCTATGGCGATATCTATCAGGATAGCCTGTTGATTATAGCCAACATAAGGAACCACTTTAATCAAATTAATACTATACGGAAGAGATGATTCAATCTCCGTCCAGCTTCCCTTTATATTTACGCCACTTTGATCTGTTGCTAACATTATACCATAATACGCTGACTCCGCCGACTCAGCGCCAGTATCTACACACCCAAAACCCATCGGCCAATCAGCCATAGACCCTCCAAAGATACCTGAAATTGAAACTGCCAAGCAGAATCAAATAGTAAGCGTTAATCAGTCCCAAAACCTTCCAACCTTTTCGCTCGTCGCAGATGTAGGCAATGAAGCAGACAACCCCGACGCCAAGAGTCTTGAGCAGAATGATTGCCCACTCGACGCCCACAATCCCGAACAGCCAGACGGCCAAGGGGTTCGCCTCGGTGCCACCGTACTGGAACAAGAACAGGGTGCTCCAGCCGTCGGCCACTTGCAGGGCTACGGCAAGGCAGAGCAGTATGAAGGTCAGCCGTTTCATGGGTTCGTCGTCACCGTCAGATTGTCGGAAACCGTCGCGTGTGCCGCACCAAGAACGCTGAACAGGGTAGGCTCGCCGGATGTCATTTCATGGTCGGCACGAAGGATGTTGAACCCACTCCACAACAGCCATCCAATCGCCTGTTCCCGGTCCCTCCGGGTAAGCAACACGCCCATGCCGACAATCGGATTCCCGGTAGGATCAAGTGACTCTATCTTCGTCTCCAAGAGTTCGTGGGCCGCGTCCGCGCTGTCCACCAGTCCGGTTTGATACCTACCGATGTAATAGTTTGTCATTGCGGCCCCCTAAGTGTCGTACAGCACGTACCCGATGCACTGCTCCCGGTCCCGGCCTGTCAACTGGATGCCGACACCGCGAATCGTCTTGGTGTCGGCTACCGTTTCCAGTTGGGTTTCCAGGGCGGCAAGGGCTTCGTCCACGGTGTTCTCTATGTCCGTTGTGTACCGGGTCAAAGCGTAGTTAGCCATTATAACCCCCTGAAATCATTTAGGACGGGTCCCTGATTTCCACGGTCCAAGCAGGTGTGTTCACCTTGTTCCCGCCGGTAAGCGTCTGGCTGGTACAGGTCGTCACATAAAGAACAAGCTGCGAAGACGCTACGGAACTCACCTTTACAAGCGCTACATGGGTTGCATTGGCGGTAAGCGCCACGCCGTTGATAGACATGGAATTCTGAGCGCCAATGGTCATTTTCCGGCCGGAAGTATCTCCATCCGCAGGCCCGGTAAAATCCAACGCGCTGATAGTCGCCTCGGCCAACTTGTAACCGGAAGAATCGTAGTTGGTCGTAGCATTGGCGTAAGAGGCCGGCTCCGCGCTCAACACAATCAGGCGGTTTGCATTTTCCAAGTAATTCAGTGCCGCATCCAAAACATTGTCGTGAACAAGCTTACCCATTTCATCCTCCTATCGAGGGGCGCGTTTCGCCGCCTCCATTACTTCTTTAAGTCTTTCCGGGTCCATGTCGTGATATGTCACCGGGGGCTCGTACATTGCGTTCCCGTTTGTGAAAAGTTTATATTTTTCATCACCGACTCTATATGCACCATGAATCCAACGATAAAAAACCCTTGCCAACTGATAATCCCCTTGCTTCGAACCAACAATGTCTTGAGCAAAGGCGTTCGTAATAATTCGCTCAAGCTCAACCTGTTCATCATCAAAAGTCCATTTACTTGAATCGCCACAGGCTTGTTCAAACTCGGTGCATCCGCGCTTCAAGATTAGGCTTATTAACTCGTCGTATCCGTTGTTGAACCTTACCTTCAAATTGCAACCAAGAACGCCTATCTCGTATTCTTTGTTTCGTTCAAGTTTGCGCTTTGCAAGCTCGTAACACGCAAGCCCCTCTTCAAGGGAATTGTTATATAAATATGCCCCGTAAAGTCTTGGAGAGTTTGGCCTGTCAATCTCCGTCCCGCACTTGCCGGGAATACCCAATTCATGGATCAATGCGTAACACGCGAACAACTCTTCTATGTCTCGCGGGAATATGACAACCTTCCAGCAGTTTTGACAAGCAATAGGCACGGCCTTTCTTTTGAAAAACTGGTCAAATAAAATATGGTGCCAAAACTGGCAGTTCTGATTCGGGCCTTGCTTGATGTACGCCCACGGAGGATCGGGTTGCATTCGCTTGATACAATCAATCTTCCCGTCCTCCATCCGGTAATAGTAGTTCGTGTTGTTCAATAGAAAGTTGTCAAACATTTCCCGCTTAGCTGCTTCAAGATAGAGAATGCCCGTGTTCATATTGATTCCTTTCATTGGATACAGACAATGTATCTTCCGTTTACAACCAGCCCCGAACCCTCGGTAGCTTCAAGGCCCGTGATTTTCCGACTGCTCAAGTGGTACGTTCTGCCGCCGGGGGCACCGAGAAATATCCCCTCCGGTCCCGTCCACAAAACACCCTCGCCAGTATCAACCTTGTCCTCGGTTAATCTTGAAAGACCAATCTCGGCCAAATTGACATAGGCTTCCGTTCCCCTAAAGACAGGCTCGGTACTCACCTTTCGTTGCATAAACTTCTGCGGCCCGGTCCCATCCAGAAACCAGACGCCGCCTTCGGTCCCAACGAAAACCCCGCCGTCGATAGGAGCAACCATTGAAATAGGATATTCGAACAGAAAGAACCCCCTCGCCAAATCAAACGCATTCAACGAATAGGGGTCCGAATAAAAAAGCCATGAACCCATTGCAACGTACATCCGGCCATTAAAAGCCCTCACAATCGTTCCAATGGGCGGGTCCGATAAAGTCCGCTGAGACGTTGGACCGTAATAAGTCCCCTTTACCCAATCAGAGTTTTCGCCGTTTTGAATCTGCCCCTTCTCATGCCCATTAACCCAAAAGGTCATATTGCCGACCTGTGCGTAAGAAACCTTCGCCCCTTCGGTTACAGTGGCAATCTCTCGATAGTCGGACATATCCTTGTAAAGCAGACACAGACTCGTCCCGGTAACAAAGAACGTATCAGCGCCAGAGAACAAGCTGTGCGCCGATACGTCTAACTTCTGATCGTATCCTTTCCTTCGACTGATTCTTCCAGAGTAGTCATGGTCAACATTATATGCTGCGGCCAAATCAACTATGCCGGTATCAGGGGCGAAGGTCAGACGCGCCGGATCAATCTTCATGTTCAACCCGGCAGACGCTTTAAAAATGGTAATGGGGTCCGTCATACGAGAACATCCCAAGGAATTTCTTCGCTGAGAAACTGCTGCGGGTCGCGCTCTTCAGGGCCGATAAACATCCAAAGTTTTTCCTTGTACTTCTCGTATTCCTTTGAATGCCGTTCGGTGTTTACCTGCTGCCCTTCAATCCCATCCTCGATCTCCGAGTAGAGTTCCTTCAAAGCGTAATGCTTTAGCAAGGGCTTGGCTAAATGCCACGGGATCTCTACAGGCTTGTCTTCCCGCGTTTGCAGTTTCTCAGGATACTTGTAATAATTGATTCGCAACGTCTCAGCGGACAGTCTTTGGTAGTACAAATTCCTGCCCTTTGGCGCTACGCCAACAATGTTCCCCGTTTGGTCAAGGTTTGAAAACTTCCGGTAAAGTTGCGTCAGGCTTCCGTACACCTTGATCTCACGGTTGTAGGTAGTTGAATGACAATGACGTAGGTTCCTCATATAGTCGGCGGGAAGTTGAATGTAGCTTGCGGTCGCGGACGTATTCAAATCTGCCCACGCCTCTAAATCAGGCAACAAAAACTCCCCGGCCAACTCGAACATACAGTCATTGAAAAGCTCAAGGATTCTATCGTAGGTAACGCTTGCGTCCTGGACGGCGTTCATCACTTCGTCCGAAAGAGTTTGACTCGTAGACGCTAAAGCGTAAACGGTAGCCGTACACTTCAGATTACATAATGTGCCGTCCAGTTCGTTAGCCACTTAGTACCCCCAAGCAATCCAGTTCCCCGACGCGCTAGCCGTGGTAACAATCGTTACCGCACTACCAGCAACAGGAAGTGTCTCGTTCACAACAGGCGCGTCCGTAACAACCGCCGCACCCACCTGCTGAAGAACAATGTTTTCACAACTCCGAAGCCCGGTGTCGATGTCACCGCCAGTAGCCGAAGAACAAGAAAACGTCCCCCAACTCATTCGACGGTTCCCGACCGCAATCGGGTTCTGTGTAATGGTGGTAGAAAAAGCCATGTCTCACCTCCTTAGTCCCAGGTCAGATAGACAGGCTTGTACTCGGTATCCACCCCGGCAGTCCCGTAGGCCACGCCAACCTGATAGGCAACGTCCACGTCCAGCGGAGTAGCAATCGCCTGAAGCGCACCGGAAGTAGCGGAAAGCGTCATCACCGCACCAACCGGGGCAGCGGCGGTCGCTTCGCTCAAGCAGCAGCACATACCGCCCGTCTGATCCCAGAAGTAATAGGTGGCCGTAACGTCAATCGGAGCAACCCCCGTAAAGACGTTCTCCTCAGTCGTAGTCTCGACAACCGACTGCCACGGCGAATGAACCAGCGTGAACTCGGAAGTCGATGCAACCAAAGCAACCTGAATCGGCTCGTCCAAAGTCAGGGTAATGGAAGTCCCGGTAGAGGTAACAGCAGTCGAAGAAACAATCTTGTACTGATACCCCTCGCCGGTCGCATCGTTGATCTGAAGAAAACCACCAGCGAAATAATCCTGCGCGAAAGCAGTACCGGCGGTAATCGTCTCGGTGAACACATAATCGCCAATCGAATGCGCCGAAGCACAAGCCTCGTTCATCACGGTCGCGCCGATCTGAGCCGCACAATTCGCCTTGCCGTGGGACAAGTTGCTCGAACCAGCCCGCGCATAACGAAACTTCCGGCCATCCTTCAAAATGCGAAGCGAACCAAGCTCTTCCTTCTGCGTCGCGCTCTGCTCAAAAATGCCCTGCGCCCAACCGGCTCTCTTGAAAGGTTTACTCATCTTGCTGCTCTCTTTCTGGAAGCTACTCGGTCCCCGTCCGCTTCCAAGACGTTTTTAAGGGACCGTCCTCAAGGTTAGGAAATAGCGGAATACCCCTGGTGGGCCTTGCGATTGTTCACCACCATGTTCCCGTCCCAATAAATCTTCATCGTCTTGTCTTCCGGCGAATCGGGAATCTTCTCCCACTTGGACCGCATGAAGTAGCCCTTCTGGTGAATCGCAAACCCGATATGCTTGCTGTTGATGAAAAACGCATGGGAAGCAGGACAATAGTCGTCAGGGAAAATCTCGGCCCCCTCAAACCACAGCCCGGTAAAACCAGCCTTCGCAGTCTCCTTGCCGTCAGTGAAACGCTGCTGCGCCTGAAGAATGTCGGCAATCGTGTTCCAGTTGGTTTCCGTGGTGACAATCAGGTCCGGCTTGCCATTGGCACCATCACGAATCTTGGCCGCACTCCGCGCAGTACGAAGCACGTTCAGACTCAGCGCCGTAGTCGTGGAAGTCATCTTGCCCTCCCACGGCTTGGTCCCGTCAGCCGCAACAAGATCGTCCTCGGCAATCCCGCCATAAGCGAGCGTCGAAGTCTCGTTGCAACACGCACGAAGACCAGTCAAACGATTGGAAGTCGAACCAGTGGAATCGTCATAAATGGAATCGGCCAACAGCTTAGTCAAAGACTTCTGTGCAGAGTTCAACCGCTGAGTAACAAGCTGCACTTCAGCGTACTCGCCAGAGTTCTTCAACTGGTCGATACGATAAACGGTGGCCGAAGAATATGCGTGAATCCAAGGGAACACCGCAGCGTTGATGTTTTCACGATCATCCGAAGAAACCGTATCGCCCTTCTCGTAAACAGTGTTTGTTACCGTAGAGCCGTTTAAACTCTACTTCTGCATGTTTCCATGCAGCTCAGACTATATCATCACGCTTCCTGCTAAAGCGTGTCGGGCGCTCGTGCTTTGGGCCTTGGCAATATTGGCTGGGTATTTATACTTAAGGTCGATTTTATACTCCATCGTTGGGATAATATATGGCTTAACTATGTTCACAAATTTTATAGAATTTTTTGAATTGCAAATAAGCCTATGTTTCCCCTTTGATGGAGATATCCTAAAATCGATATCAAAATTTTCCTTAAAAAAATCCCTGCAATATGCAGCTTCAACCATAGAGGTATAAGTATTAAGATAAATTTCTCTTGAATGGATATAACCATTTTTTTTATGTAGAGCCAAGCTCCCATCATCCATATACCAAATAGCAATACCTTCAGGGGTAAGCCTGTTTAAAACTTTTTTAGATATAAATTTTCCCCCGCCGGGATACATAAACTTCCTTAAAGACCGAAAATATGGATGACCGAAACTTGCCGAAACTCCTGGATATCCATTATTATTTATTTCATGAATATTTATCTTTTTACCAAAAATCTTATTTAACAGTTCTGTTTTGTGGGCTAAATATTCTTTTTGCCTTGCACAGTGCCTCATTATCAAAGAAACACTTTTATCGTTTACGCTTGGCTTTCTTAAATGCCCGTCCCCCAAAACCATCCCTGTCAAAATTGATACCGTCCTCTTGGTTTTTAGCATCTTGAACCTTTCTGGTTCAGCTTTAAGCAAAGACCAAAGTAGTCGTTGAACCTTCCCCTTATTGGGGCTTGGCTGCTGATTGCCCTCGGCTTTACGTTAGGGGTTCCCAGCAATTCACCCAATTTTGTAGCATGAATTTGCATGAGGTCTTTCTTGCAGTTGTTTTTGTTCTCAGGCATTTTCATACTGGAGCTTAAACACGAGGGTCCACTCCGCAATCTGGCCGTCATATTCGAGCGGGATGCGAATCTGCATACCACCCGGAGGGCGCTCCCAAATCCCCTTCTGCTGCTTCATCAAGTAATTCAGGAGGAAAGAAGTGTCGAAATAGATGTCTACGGCAGAACCACCGTCCAACATGAAATAATCTGTGGTGATGGACTCAAGCTCCTCAAACGTAAGTGCCATGATATGTGCCTCCTACCGGCAAGGCACTAACCTCCTACTGCTTTTCTCCTTTCCAAAAGACGTTGCATAAGGACGTTAGTTTTCCCGCCAAATTTAGTTGGGTCTTTGAGCCGTTCGTCTGACTCTTTGGCAGGAGTAGGCACTACCGCTGGCCCTGCGCCCACGACCTTTGCAGCCGCTCGCTTGCTCTTGATTTCCGCTTCCTTTTTCTTCAAGGCGTCTGCTACGGCTTTCTCGATTGCCGCTTTCTGCTTCGCCTCGGCGGTGAGCATGATATGCGCTGAAATGGCGTTGTGACCGGGGTTCTTGTCCATGAACTCTTTCAGTTCACCGGAATCCCACATCTCATCGAAGTCAGGGTTCTCGCTCGCGTAGGATTCGTATGTAGATTGAATCTTCTGCTCGTAACTCTGCTTCTCTGCCATCTGTGCGCTTTGGGCTTGGAATGCGTCTATTCGTGATTGAACTTGGTGGTCGATGAAGGCTTTCATGTTGTCCAGATACCCCTTCGGGTCGCTGGCTTGCCATTCAACCAACTCCTCGTCCGTCATCTTCGTCCAATCTTTGAATGACGGGCCTTCTTCCTTGACGTTCGCTTGCTGTTTCGCAAGCCTCTCAAGAATCTCGCGGTTGGCTTCCTCCGCTGCTTTCAGACGAGCATTTAGCTCAATAAAGCGGGGATGCTTGTCAAAGCGAAACTCGTCTCCCTTGGTCTTCTCTGGTTCTTCTTTAACTTCCTCTTCGGCCTCTTCGAGTTCCGCTTGCTCCCCTGTTTCTTCCTCTGCCTCCGTCTGAGCTTCGGTGTTATTCGCCCCCTCGGGTTCGGCGTCGGCTACTGGTCGGGAGATTCCAATAGTCTCGACAAGCTCTCCTTGTGCCGGTGCTGGCGAGTTACCGGCTTCGTTTAGCGCCTCATTCATAGGTACTGCCTTTCGGTTGAGTTAATAAAAAAGCCCGACCCAGGAATATCCTGAATCGGGCTTGAGTTATGCCGGTACAATACCGGGGACTCTAAGAACCGTTTATGTCGGAGTGAACAAAGTCCTTTCTCTAACGGTTTGCTGCTCTCTCGCGGGGCTGTGCGTATGCCTTGCGGGTACGCCAGATAGCCGCTACCTTAACGGGATTCTCTCCTTGACATCCTTGTCAACCGAACGAACGCACCCCTTTGAAAAGCTGACGTTAAGAGATAACACCCCTTCAAACCTGCGCTCGTTCAAGTCTATCAGAACCCCCTCAAGGATTCTCAACAGCCAATCAAACTCACCTGCTTTACTGTCCACTTGTCTCATAGCACAAAACTTGTACTCGTGTCAAGTGCTTGGTTTTTCGTCGTGAGACACTTGAGACACTTTTTCCTTTTTCGGCTCATCCTTCGGGAAAAGCGCCTCATACCGCTTCTTCTGTTCATTAAAATTGAACACCATGTCTCGATTGAACGAACGCTTGTGGTGGTCTGCCAACCTAACCAAAGCATCCCAAAGTTTCGGCGGCACAACAACCTTGCCGTACTTCGTCTCGGTTTCCTCTTGAATCATGTCAATCAACACTACGCTCTCGGCGCAATACTTGCGGTACTTGTCCATCTATCCTCCTAACTCGATCCGGTTCCTCGCCATCCGTTTTCGCCAAACCTTCTCGGCCAACCGCTGTGCATCAATCGCCTTCGGCTTGCTCGGCCCCTCGCCGTTCTCAAGCGGCCTCAACCCCCTCGACCTCATCCACCGCTTGTAGTTGCTCCGAGTAGGGTTCTTGCAAAACTCCCGGTCCATAGGCGTAGCGTCAGCACCCTTCGGCACAACGTCTGTCACACTTCTTATCCAATCCGCATCCTCGTTGGAACAGTTCGTTCCCGATACGCTGATGATCTTGTGCGCCTTTCGTTCTCCGCAACGAGGACACTTATGGGGCTTTTCGTCATTACTCGCAGTGATAATCTCAAAAACATGGTCGCAGTTGTCGCACTGGAAATCGTATAGTGGCATCGCTAATCACCATATTTAATTAAAACCTTTTGAAGCAAGTTTATTTCGCCAAATGAAATTGTAAAAGTATCATTTTCGAAACAACGAAGATTTTCAGAATAGCCGTGTATCTTTTCGCCTTTAAAATAATTTATTACATTTATAGCAAACATCCTATCCCCAAAGGGCCTAACCTCAATATCCATCCTGTCTGACCTAATATAAACCTGGTCCCCGTCTTTGACTAAAAGAGATTCGCCATCTTTTGAAAAGAAATTTTTAACTAACTCATCCTTAAGATAATCACTGAAAAATGTTGCCATACCCCCCCCAAAAAAAAGATACGATTATAGCTACTCCCCATCATCCCCCGACAAATACTTCTTCTTGATGTCAGCCTCAACGCTCAACCCGTCCAAGGGGCCGTCAAGGAATTGAATCTCAATAGGTACAGAATCGCCGCTATAGGCAACCGGCATCTTAGATACGACAATCACATGGCATAGATCGTCTATTTGCATCAATCCTCCTTGCTTGGCCTCGGCAACAGCACCGAGTGCTTCGGCTTTATACTTCTCGATCTGTCTTCGGTAGTCCTCAATTTTCCACTTATACAATTCCAATTGGGCCTTGTATGTGCGGTCTTTAAACATTACCCCCCCACTTTTTTGTCTGCTTTTGCCTCCGTAAAAAATCTTTCGGCCCCACAAGGATCACTAAGCGCCCGAACAAGCCCCTCAACCCCTGCATTAAAACAATCCGCTCTCGCTCGGACATCTAAGCCATGAAGCCACGCTTTTTGGTAAAGGTCTTTAGCCCACTGAACAATGGCGTCTGTTGTGACCATAGCACCAGACTCTTGTTCCATCAATCCTCCTTGTTATTAGACTTCAACCCCTTCTCCCGGTTCGGCCCCTGGCTTCTCTGCTTTGCCTCGGCAACCTTCGTCTCGTTGCTCAACTCCACCTTCCGGTTCTCGGATTCCCGCTCGGCGTTCTTGATCTCGTTCACCGTCCGCGCCCGCTCAATCGCCAACTTCTCACGGTCAAACTCTACACCGGCACGTTTCACTTCAATTTCAACCTGCTTGGCCTCGATCTCCTTCATAATCTTCTGGGTGTCGGCTCTCAACTTTTCAGCCTGTGCCTGTTTCACCTGGAAGTCGGCTACCTCTGTCATACCCGGTTGCTGCGGCGTAGCCTCTGGGTTGAACACTTGGTCAAGCGGCGGCAACTCGCCCTTCTTCAATGCGGCCTTAAACTGCTTCTCGTCCATCTGCCCAAGCTCGGCAAAAAACTGTGCGGCCTGTTCCGGCAAACCCAACTGTTGCAATTTCTCCATCAGTTCGCCAATAGGCCCTTGCTTCATTCGAGACACAATCTCCTTGCGCCCCTTAAACTCCAAAGCCTCAAGCACGGCCTCTGCATCCAGCATCCCCAATCGGCCAAGCTCCAACGCTTCCTCTCTGTGCTGGACTTTACTAACCGGCATGGTAGAGCCGGACACTACATTCAGTTTGGCGGGGATAATAAGGTCGCGCCCCTTCACCCCAAGGGACACCGCGCCACCTTCCTGCTCGTAGCTGATCCAGCGTTCCTCGACGTACCAGTTTGCCGCCAAAGATACGAACATCCGCCCACGGTCACGGATTAGTTTGTAGTAGTTTCTGAGTTTGGAGCGAAGTAGGGTAGCCACCCGTTCCAAGATAACCGCAATGCTCTTGTAGGCCGTTGCGCTCGTATCGTTTTGCTCCATGTCGAACGCACCGGAAATAGTAAACAGAAGCCCACGGTACATCTCAAGCGCGTCCTTCAGGTCGGCTGGAATCTTCGGCGGGTCCATGTACCGCAACGAATCGGCTACCAAGTGATTCTGCGGGTTCACAATACCCGGCGCATTGGTGAACTCGGAGTTTGCCACGCCTGAGTTTTTGGGGTTGATGATCTTTACCCTTGACAGCCTGTCTTTTAATAGAGTAAACTGCGAGATTGTCTTGTTGATTTCAATCTGCAAACCCTCAAGCTGCTCTAAATCCGTACATCCCCAATGATTCGTCGTGTCCCGAATGCTCACCGCAACACTAAAAGGAAACCGCGAAAACAAATACGTCTGCGCCGCCTCGTCAAGCGTCAACGCCTCCCAATTTATAGACGGGTTCTTTACGTCATCCAGAACAATATCACCACCGTTGCAGGTATGAACGCATCTAATATTTCCAGGATATAGGTCATATTCCGTGTCTCCCTCTGTGGTGCGGGAAAAGTCCTTAACCCAAGCCTCGACAATCAGCACATCCTCGTCTAGTTCGTTCGTCTCGCTCAACTGGTTCATAACGTGCTTTACAACGGACCCAATTGTCGTAAAGTATCCCCTCGTCCGTGACACATTGCTCGTCACCGTCAGGCGGTCGTCCTTGATCTTGTCGATCCAATCTTTGTCGGCCTGAATCTTCGCTGCGTGTTCCGGCCATCGGCGTCTCGCCTCCCTCACGTTCATCGGCCAAAAATGCAGCATCGCCAACGCCTGTTCGGGCTTCGCCTTCACTGGATACCAACCGAAATGGTACGGGTCCACCAAATCAGTTCTTACTTCCCCAAGGCCGTATTCGTCATCGGGGTCGAAGCGCATCTTCTCAATGGTAATCCCGTATGTCTCTCCATTGGATACGCTTTCCTCAAGAATGCCCTGCTGCTCTGTCTCTCTCCACCAATGCTCACAGGTATGCGGCAGCACTTCAACCGCCATCTGCTGGTTTTCCGGCAAGTCACCCGCTGGCAGGACGTTGAATGTCGGATTGTTGTCTGTAAGCATCGCAACGGTGCGTTGCCTGTGGGTAAATAGAAGGTTCGCAGAAACAAGCGGCACCCCACGTTTCGCCTTGTTGCGCCAGTGCTTGTTTCGGGAAAGCTCATAGCAGCGGTGCCACTTGTCGGGGAGGCCCTGCTCGTCCTTGAACTTCAAAACGTCCTCAAGCAGCTTGAATACCTCTCTGCCAACCTTCTCGCTTCCCTCCGGGGAAAGCAACTCGTTATTCTGCATGATCGTCTTTTGCATTCCCGGCCCCCTTCACCGACAGCCAATACCGATTCGTCCCATCGTAATTTTCGGAAACCAGTAAACGCTTCGGGTTCGGATCGTTGAATACTCGCTTCGGACAATACGGACACATCATGTACTGGCTCGGCACCCCATCAATCCAGGGCCTCGGAACTTCCCTCTCGGGAGGAAACTTGCTCTTGAAAAGATCGCTCTGAATCGGGTACTCTATCCTCGTGTCCAAATCCAACCTTGCCACGGTCATAAAACAATTCTCGCAACACAAGTAGATGTCCATTATCGCTTCCTCGGCTCATTCAAATCGCCAATCGTTGACACCCTCGGTTCCTCGGCTTCGGCCATCGCTTCCTCAAACGGGTCGCCGCCAGGGTCCGCTTGAGAACCTTGGTTCCTTGTTGGCGTTGCAATGGAACTCATCATGGGAAGCTCCCTTGAGTTTCGCCCCATCCAATACCCAAGAAGAATGCACCCGACCGCCGATAGCAAAATACTAAAATACGGTATCAACCAAATCATCCCCGTCCTCCCCGTCAAGTAACTCCATCTCAACCCCTGCATGATAACCCGCATAGTCCTCAAACGGGTCGCCGCCCATCGCCTTCAACCTCTCTAATCGTAAATCCGTAGGACTCAACTTCTCGTTCGGCATCTTCAACTCTACTGGCCGTGACATGAACACCAGACTGACCGCATCGTAGATATGATCCTCGGCTTTTCCATCCACATCTTCGGGGTCTGTCTGACTCTGCTGCAACTGCGGGATCGTTCTGATAAACTGTGGGCAAGTCTCAAAGACTTGGAACATAGGCTGGTCGCCGTTCTCAGGCACTCTCAACCGCTCATGGAACTGCTTGATCTTCTGATTCCTCGTCGCGTCCCCCGGGTAGCCGTTGATACCGTACATCGCAAACACTTCATCCGTACTCGGCCCCTGCCCACCACCCATGTACGAAGGCTTCCGGCTGAAACAGTCAGGCGATAGAATGTACTCGACGGGCCGAATCGGCACCCCGCAATCAAAACCGTTGACCACCATCCCGCCGGTTTCCGTTCTCAGCCCAATCAATTTCTCGTGCTTGATAATCCCCTCGGCTATCTGACTATCGCTCATTCTCAGCCCGGTATCCGGCACACCCGTAAAACCGTACCACTCGGAAAACAGATAAAGTCTCCCGTCTGCGTCCGTGTAAAACCAGTTGCATGAAAACGGTTTCCCAAAACCCCAATCGAATCCGAAATAGATAGGCGCATGGGCAGGAACTTCATGCTTCGGACAAACATGGTGCTTCCGAGAAAAGTTGAACATCTGCCCTACGAATATCTCCCAATCCCCGTCAAGATAAGCTGACCTGTACGGCTCGGGCATGGCCTTCACACGATTGATATATCCGGGGTCGCGCTCCATCAGAATAGGATTGTCCTCAAGCAAAGCCGGAATGTACGCCCGAACCATCCCACCTTCCTCGTCAGGTGCCTTCCTCAACCCGTAATAAATCGTATGCCCCAAACGCCTATGCGGATGCTCGTAAACAGGCCCGTACAACTCCGGCTCCCGCATTCGCTTGACGGCTTCATCTGTGTCGATTATGCAGAAATCTACGAACATCGACTTACAGAACTCATGCCCCGGCCCTCCTGGGTTGCTACCACAAATAATCCCCGGCACCTTACCGATATATTGCTCTGGAATCTCAAGCGCACAACGAACACGGTTTCTCAGGTAGGTGTATTGGAACTCCGTAAAGGTCGATAACTCGTCCACGACAAGAAGGTGTATCTCGGCACCATGATAACCCATAATGTCTTGCTCATACTGAGCATGGCAGAAATGAATAATCGACCCATTACTTAGAACATACCGCCGCTTCCGGTCAGAATATTCCCCGTACTTGTTCCCCCATTCCATTAGAATAGGTAAGATATGGTTTCTTTCCAACTCTGGATAAATACGGCGAAACAGATAGACTTGCAGCTTCGGGATACGCATCGCCCATATTAGGGATTCGTAGCGGATAGCGTGGCTGTTGTGGGTGACTATGAAATCGTCGGTAATGTAAAGGCCATTTGGATTGTCAACGGTTATGCACTGCGCTTCGGCATCCCTTGAGTATTTAATCCCAACAACACGCCTACAAAGTTTTGACACGCCTCCGTTAAATTCATCAACACACAACGCAATCTTTCTTGGCAATGAGAATATCTCGGAGTCTTTTGGGGTTTGAATATGCAGAACATATGCAAGCTGCCCGTTTTTCTTTTCGCCTGAAGTGTCCGTGAAGGTAGGATTTTTTGTGGAAATTGTTGCTCGGCCACCAATGCTTTGAATAATCCACCTTACATCCTCTGCCAACTGCTTGCTTATAGTGGTGTATGAACACCATCCAGACCTATGATCTACCGTCCCATCAGTATCCATGAGGCCCCGAAGAATCTCCATGCGGTCTTCCAGTGGGGCGACCTTATAGCTCCTTGGAATAAACTTCGTAGCTGCCCCACACCCCATCAACTTAAGACCCTCCAAGGCTGCAACTGTCTCACCGCCGACAATACTGTACGAAATATCCCGGCTCAAACTGTTTACACGATCATCCCCAACACCCTTTACTCTGGCGGCAATATAAGGATCACCCGTTGCAAAATTTACTGTACGCTGAGTAATCGAACCATCCCCAAGTATCACCCCAAGTGTGTATGGGTCTATCGTTCGACTGGCTCTGTTCCCGGCATGGCCCGTTGGGGGCGTAAAAACAACGGGTTTTGTCATTGGAATTAAGGGCCAATACGGTCTACGCCCAGCGGCTTTCTCGGCAATCTGTTTGTCAACATACGCTTTTAACTCGGCGGTTGTAGACACCTTAAACTCTGGCAAATGTTCATGCTCTTTTACCTTAACAAACCGTCTACGGCTTGACATTTTCCATTGCCAAAGGTGGTCTAAGGTGCATTCAGTAGAAGACCCATCAGCGAAAGATACCCTGTAAAGCGGCTGGACTCCTTGTGGGTGGACTTGTATAACCCTTGCGATAGACCCATCTGGATTGCTTACTTGAGAGCCAACCTTCATGTCTCTCATTTGCTTTGGGCCAAACGGAGTCATTACGATTGAATCTAAGCTCCCCGCTTTCCCAGGACCGGCGGAGCCCCCAAACAAAATTTCATTGGCAGGACACTCACTTAGCAATAACTGCTTCGGCTGCGGCTTGTAGTCTATCTCTAAGGTTTCAGCCAAAATTATTTGAACCCCCCAAACATCCTCCCCCCGCTCGAATGAACGTCCAGCGTCACGTTTTTGCTCTTCGGCAAAGGCAACTCAATCACTTCGTCAATCCCCAAATACTGCTTAACCGAAATTCCCCCTACCTCTACCTCGACTTCTGCCGCATTCGTGGCAATGTCAGTCAACTTCACCGTTACCATGCACCGCCTCCAAGAGTTTTTCGTTCGTGAACATCTTCGGCATCTTTTTTGGCTCGGGCATATACGTTTTAATCGTGATATGCGTACCCTTGCCCTTGCCACCCTCATCCTCTTTCACAACACAAAGCCCCAAGTCCTTCGTCAGCTTCTCAGCCGCCTTCAGCCGCAACTCGTAATCGGGGTCCATGCACTCCAACAGCGTGTGCGCCACCGCCCCCTTCTTCTTGCCTACCGCCACCACCCGCCAGTGTTCAGGCAACGTCTCAGGGTCAACCTCGCTCGGCACCGTAATACGCAACGGCACAACAGCCTGTAACGCCTCCTTCACAGCACCGGCCACCGTCTTCGCGCTTAGAGAACATTCCTCGTAAGCCTCGTCCAACGGCCTACGCAACTCCTTGATAATATCGTCCCGCGTAAGGGCCGTCTCGCCTCGCTTAGCTACTGCCTTGTCATCTTTTTTCTTTGCCATGTCCACACAACTTGTTCGTCTAAAGGGTAAAAAAATATCACTTCTTAGGCTTGTATTCCTCCAACATGATAGCCAGCACCAACCTCTTGTAAGTAAAATACTTCGGCTTCTTCTTGAACCGCCACCGGCTACGCTCCATCAAAATAGGCTCCAGCTTCTTTCTCCACTGCTTCCAAAAATCCCGCTCGCTCATACCAGGATTGATGAACTGCCGTATCTCGCGCATCCCCTCCAACCTCTCAGGGTCACGCTTATCGGGTATCTCAACCGGGGCCTTGATGTTATCCTTGGTCTTGTACGCCATCGCTCTAACCTAACGATAAGGGTAACCGGCGCGGCTTTTTGCGTCCGGTTGACCCGCTGGTTATGCTATTTCCCGATCCATTCTGGGCAATGTTTCATCCATGTGTCGATTCTGTCCATATTGCCCTTGCAAATATGCCGGTATCCGTCCCGTGAATCCTCGCCTATTTCATACGATGCGCAAGTGGCGCATGAATGAACATCCTCGTTTTCGTCGCATTCAAGGGCGTGTTTAATGGCAAGGTCCCGATCCGCATATGTCCCACCACAAAAAGAGCATGTCCAGCTGTTGAAAATCAGACGTGTCTCATTCAATTTAGAACTGTCCTGTTCAAGCTCTGGCTCTGGAGTCACCGAATAGCAGCTTTTGTTCCGGTAAATGTGGTCGTTCAAGAGCTTATATGCCGGACCGTCTTTTGGCACCAATGAAACAGTAGCAATAATGATCGGCAAATATTCACCGACAGCCCGAGAATATCCACCCAGAAAAGACGCGACCTCAAGGGCACTTTTACATATCTGCATCGGGACATTATCTTCCGCTGTCAAAAATATGTGCGTTTCTTTTTTATACGGCCCGTGCCCGTGTTCACAGTAAAGGCCCGAGGTTGGATGAAGGATTCTCGCCCCGGATTCTAATTCAGCATTCGCTTTCACTCTATTCATTTCCGGTGGATCGTCTGCCCACGGCGGATCTTCTCCGAACTGGAAACTTGAATCTATATCTTGCAATGACATGATTCCTCCTTTGGAGCCTAACAAGTCGTAACCGGAAACGGCGGCAACGGGTCTGCGCTTGTGTGGTCGCCCCAAGTTATCTCTGGAAGACGAATCGGTTGCGTGATTGGGCCATACACCTGCGGATACGGAACCATCCCCGGTGCCGGTCGCCCAAACAACCTGTCAAGGTCAGAATGCAGTTGCCGCGCCTCGTCCTCTCCCAACACAACCTTCTTCCCGCCAATCTCTATCTCTATGCCTGTGACCTTTTTCATTGCGCCAACGCCTTCCCAACATCAAAAGATTTCCTGTCGTGAAACTCTGCAACCTTGCCATCGTTCCATTGACTGACAGGACGAAGATAGCCAACGACCCTGCTCCAGCATTCTACCGGCTGGAAATTCTTCAGAATAGGCTCACGCTCAAAACACTCGTCGCACTTCAAATAAAACTTGTCTCGCGTATGCTCATACACCGCACCGCCCGTTACCAGAAACCCCTCGTCCGTTCGCTTGATTGTTACCTTTACTTCACAGTCGCAATCCTGGCACTTGCCGGTAAAGTCAACCTGATCCTTACATAACTCGGCTAATCTGTCTGCGTTCATCTAATCCCCCGAAAGCGCCTCGCGCTTCTCCCTTAATTCCCGAATCTCCTTAACCAATTCTTTCTTGCGATTCTCCATCTTCTCAACATCGTGCTTGTCGTTCAGCCCCGCCTCCATCTTGTTGCCCATCATCTGCGCCTCCTCTATCAATGCCAACATAGGCGCAAAATTGTACGTCTTGAAACAGGTCCGCATCTCTTCAAGTACATCACACAATGTCCGGTTCAAGTATTCGTTGAAATAATCCACCTACCCTCCCCAATTATCCCCCCGACGCCGGGAATATGTTTCACTGGCGGGCCGGACGCTAACCCGGCTTCCAGGCGCAAAATCCTCATCAGCCTATACACTGGACTTGGATGAGCAATGCGTGTCTGCGACTTTCCACGCCGCCGCCAGCTCCCATAGCAGGGGGGCGCTATGGGCTAATTAAACAATTCCATCTGCCCAACACCAACCCTCGCCTTGGCTATCTCGTAAAACTCAACCTCGCGCTCTATCCCAATAAAATCAAACCCCTCAAGTAACGCCGCCTTGCCCGTAGAACCGGACCCCATAAACGGGTCCAATACAATTCCACCTGGTGGAGTAACCAGTCGGCACAAATACCGCATTAGCGAAGTTGGCTTCACCGTAGGATGATTGTTCCCCTTGCCCCGGTCGGCCTTGGATGCCTTGGCGCAATAAAAGAAGCGGGCGGCAGAACCTCCATTGTCGTTATGACCGTATGTAACGTGCGGTAGGTCTTTACCCTTCGCAACACTTTTGAATTCTCCGTTGTTCCTGGCGTTTGCCTTGCTTGCCCCCGTCACCGGAAACAACGCAACCACTTCAGGGCTTCCATCGTGAATTAGGTTGGCTGGGAAACGACCAGTTCGCTCTGGCGTAACCATGTTTGTCCGCTCAAAGGTTCCTATTTTTGATTGCCCGGCTCGTAGCTCTGGCAATACATCCGTCCCAACCCGGCACCCATCAATGTTCAACCCACCACACCCATGCTTCAAAACATTCTGCGCTACCGTCCCCTCCAAAGGCTTCCGGGCTAAACAGATCGGCTCATGGGCGGGCTTCAGGGCAGTACCAAACCCTTCCCATTGGCGTGCCGCTTCGGTGGCAGGAGCGGTAATGCTTCCACACAACTCATGCGATGGGCGCAACCACCCATCATTCCCACCATTCGCATGAGGGCGAAAACTGCGCCCATAATTTCCTATCGTGTCCCCCTCAACCCCCGCAGCCTTGTCTATCGCCTTGCTCACATCCAAACTTTTGGGGAAGCCAGAATTGCCGGTCACGAATACTTTGCCGTTGCGCCGCGCCACAAATGCGCCTGAGGGGACACGGATACACCAAACCTTACCAACGTAATGGATAGGTTCTATCCGCGCCAGATCGGTTCTGGTGTGCCTCGATGCTCGTACAGTTTGTGATCTCGATTGCTCGCAAACAGGATTAGGTTCTGAATTGAATTGTCTTGCGGATTGTGGTTTTTGTGATGAACAGTTTCTGTTCGTTTCAGAGGCCGCCCTATCGCTTGTGCAACAAAAAGACGGTGTTCCATTACATATCCATCTTTCCTCGCCATCTGTAAAAACTCCACCGGACAACGGACATACTTTATCGGCTTGTAGTTCCCGTGCTTGCGGAAGTATGTCACCCCGCCCTTCCATGCCGGGTTTCTCTCGCCGGTCATCTTGGTTTTGCAGGATTCCCGGCTTTTGTCTGTCCAACCGGCACGCCCCTTGCTCCCGTGCCTCGCCCACTCTTTCCCCCTCATCTTCCCGTTGCACTCCCTTGAACAAAACGGGGTCTTGACCCTCCTCAACCAAGCATCCGGCTTCCATACTTTTTTGCCACACACGGGGCACACTATCACGCGCCCCTTGCGCTCGGATAACGGAACCACAACTCTCTTCGGCTTTGGGAAACACTCCCTGCGACAATACTTGTTTCTCGACGCCTGCTCTTTCGTTTGGCAAGGGAAGATCGTTGAGCAAGTCTGGCAAACCTTCCAAAATGGGTACACTCGCTTTGCGTTCCCGTGCAACTTCTTCAGCAAGCTCGAACTTAAACGCTCCGCCTCGTTCAACAAGGCAGCGATGGTTTCTTGAGACAATTTGGTCTGTGTGATCCGAGAAAATTCGGAAGGCGGTATCGTCGTATTCGTACACAACAAAATCTTGGATTGGTTGCCATTGATATTCATCATGCTCAGAATCATAACATAATGCGCGACCTTTGTCAATGGCTCTATGGTAAGGCTCCCACCGCCCGTCAATTAATAATTCAGTGTCCTCACTCAAACATCCGTACACCCACTCGACCATGTCCCTGATCTCAAACCCGGCATCCTCTATGTTCACAACCATCCTGTGATACGTCCGCGTCCCGCCAAACGCCAACATAAATCCACCCGGCTTCAATACACCAAACACAGCCCGCCAAATATCAACAGAAGAAATATCGTAGTCCCACTTCTTCCCCATAAAACGCAACCCATACGGCGGGTCCGTAACAACCGAATCAACCAAACCAACCCCAGGTAGAATGTCTAAGCAGTCGCCACAGTAGAGCCGCAATCAAACCCCCATATTCGTCTTTCAAATACACCCCCTTCTACCACAAAAACTACCACCCTGTCAAGAACTACTTGTTCCAATTACCCCAAGCCACCACCCTAAACCACCACAATTCCATTTTCCTTAGCAATTTCCGTACAGTATAAGAAGTTTTCAGCAATAACAGGCTTCTACGCATACCCGATTTTCCCGAAATCAATTTCCCGAACAATTCCGGTTCTCTATTAAAAAGATTCCCGGAGAAAATCCCTAATTTTTGAAAATCCCAACCGCTACCTCCCCTATCGAGACTCCTACTTGCATATAAAAAGAGTACTTATTTTTCTGGAAAAAGGGACGGGATAAAAGGTTTTCCATGAATTTAACTGTTTTTGGGCTGGAGGGGGCATAAAAGGTTTTGCTCGGAAATCCCTGTTTTTGGGCTCGGGGGCAACTACTACCCTACTACCGAGTGCGCCGCCGGAAGGGTACCCACCCACCCCGTACCAGGGGGCAAGGCACCGATGATCCCCGCCGGTACAGGTTCGCGGGG